CCCGACGCCGTAGAGCGAAAAAGCGAAGTAATCTGAGACGGATGATAACGATACTCAGCCCAACGCTCCTGGTAACCGAAAACATCGGCATCCGCAGACCCGCCAGTGCAATAAATTTCCTTGTTCAGGATCGCTTGCTCGCCAAGCATAGCGAACGCAGGAAAATAAAAATCATAACGCGTGGAACGCGACCACATCTTCCGCAAACCTTGCTGATAACTCAAATCAGCACGAACAGAAACAAGACCAATAATTACGCCATGCTCGGTAAACGACTGGGTAAACCCATGACCATTAGCAACGGTCGTGCCAACACCGCCGAGAGTACCAAGAGGAGTAGTACCACCAGTAAGGCCAGTCTGGGCAGTCTGAGCAATAGGATTAATGACAATAGGAGTAGTGCCGCCGCCAAGGTACTCAGGACGTTGTAAACGAGCGTCCGGAGAAATCACACCAAAATGTGAACGAATAATCTCTGTATAACGAGTACCGCCACGAGCATCGCGCTCGAGCAACCTTTGAATCTGAAACGACTGACGCAGTTGATTAATAGTGGCAGCAGTCGCCTGACTAAGATCAGCATACAGCGTATTGCCATCACCACCGCTGGAAACAGCCTCGGGATACACAAAAGTATTGTTGTTAGCATACAAACGATGAGAAAGCCCGGTTGCAGCATTATTGATATTTAAAGGCGAATTGTTTTTCGAATAAGTCACCGGGGCAGACGTGCCCAAGGGCAAAGTCACAGACGCGCCCTTCTGTGGCCAAGGCAACGCAGACGTAAAATAATCATGTCGCTTTCCGCGACGCAACAAAACAAAATCCGTAGACGTATCAGGACCATCACCAGTGGGAACGGTTACCGAATTCTGCAAATTCTCATCCCGAAACCACTGATTCCAAATCCGCTGATACGCACGAAACGGAAGAGCATTGATCCGCAAAGTGGTAACGTCGGTAATATTCCCGACCGGAACACCCATGTAATCGAAAATCGTATTCGCAGTGGGAGGCACATCACCCGTAAACCGAAGAGTAGGAACCTCATAATCGGTCGAATCACCCGGGGCAAACTGCTCACCCATAAACTTCGTCCAATTCGACCAAACCAGCCGATTCGGACAAAAGAAGAAGAACGAGCTCATCCTGAAATTATCCATAATCGGGAAGAGAGGCGTCGAAAGCCGAGCAAACGCCGTCATATTCACCCGAAACGAATCACCGGGAAGAACTTCCTCGACATACACAGGCACGAGACGCCCAATATTGAAAGTAGTCTTGTGCGTGTGCTCGATACGAAAAGCAGACCGCGGAATCTCAGCACGCGGAACCATCGCGAAATGACCGGCAGAAACCGACCGGTTACGAAAGGCCACCTGCCCCCGAGAACTATCCATTGATCAACTCCTCGCGTGCCTCAGGACGCCTACGAAGAACCTCCATAATGAAATCACCGGTCACCACCTGCCGACCAAACTGCCCATCAACCTTCGGAACAGGAATCAACTCACCCGTCACCGTGTCCAGCTCACCAAGCTGACACAAAGAAAAATCCTCCGGATGCGAAGCGAGCATCGATCCCTCGCTCGTCAAACCATCCTGAAAAACGCGCCGTGCAGAAGCATCGTTCGCCATCACGAAAAGCGGACCAGTCATCTCCTGCGACACGCAGTCGAACACAGCGAATACCAACTTACGCATAGAGCTAGCTCCACGAAAAAAAATGAAAAAGGAAAAACAAGAAGGGCCAAAAAACAACTAACAACGAAATACAGGTAACACCTAAACCGTCACAAGTCAATAGGCCCAAAATAGTTGTCAGGCGAAACCGCCTAACCAACCGCAAAACGCTCACAGGCCATCAAAAGCCTTTACCCTGACAGGGGTACCCCCCCTGCCTAACGGCAGAGGTTCAATTACCACGCTCACGCGTGAAGGTCCGCACTCTGGCACGATGCACCGATTCTTTCGCAGCGCGCCGCTGCACCGTGTCCGATCCGGCCGGCAAAGAGACAAGATAATCTTCTCTTCGGACTTCGTCCTCATACGCATAATCCGGATCCTTCAAAAGACGCTCACGATAAAAACGCGGCAACCGACGCCGCACACCGCCACGATCGGACACGAACCCACGCAGCAAATCCGACCGAAACTTCTCATACCAAAACGCGCCGATCCCGGGTCGACGCGACATCACAGCAAACTCCGGACGAGCAACCGCAAATTCGCCAGTCTCATAATTCACGACAGCGTATTCTCGCTCCCGCTCAAGCCGTCCTCGAATCTTCTTGACCGCATATCCGGCGATATATCGAGCTCGCCCGGGAGTGAACTCGGCGCATGAATGGAAACCATACGGCCACACATCAGACAGTAAATCGGAGTGTCCTGAACTTCCGGCTCCGAGGTCGACGTTGAAGAGCGCAGCGTGAAAATGAGGTCGACGAGTTTCACCACCGTACTCACCAGCAGCGAAATACCGGATAGGGTTACGCCCATCAATAGACTGAACACCAGACCGAGCCTTCCTGAGACGCTTAAGGAACCGCTGCAAATGATCCAGCTCAAGACCTCGCCACGGCACATTATCCTCATCGTAAGTCAACGTCACAAAAGCAGCTCGCGACCAACAGGCCGCCTCGTGCTCTAACCGAACAGCCCACATTTCAGCATACTCAGCCTTGCACCCGAAGCAAGAGCCGCAGGGGACCCGCAACTTTTGCAGACTCCCCGACGGCTCATACCCAATACTCACACCTCCGGACTCAAGACGGTAGCCATCGAGCGGACGATAGCAGGCCATAAATCAGAGACGAATCCCGCCGCGCATCGGACGCGCTACATTCGCCATCTTCGTCCTGCCGGACTGCCGCCGAAACTTCTTCGCAGACCGTTTCTTCGAAACAGACCTCCGGAACATAAAAACCCCCTTTTCAAAAAGTTGGACCAAAAATAAAACGTTCCACCAAAAAAGGTGTCACTTAGCACTATATAGATCAAGTAGATATATAGTGCGCGCCGGGAGCAACCCGGCTATTCCGGCACCTTCGGTGCCGGGGACCCGTCCAAACTGATCGGCTTATCCGGAAGCAGCCCAAGCTTCCGCGCCTCACCCTCATTATTCGGGTCCTGCATAAAGCCGATCAATTCGGCCGGATCATTCCCAAAACGAGCACGAACCGCAGCCGGAAGGGTCGCAAATTCGGCCTGAGCCGAACGAACACGCTCGAGAGCGGCATGATAGTCGGACACGTCCGTAAAATCGCCGTAGAACGGCTCAGAGGCACTCTGAGAGAGCTGCCCAGTAATACCAAATCGCCGCATCATCGTATTAATATCAGACTCATCCTTAAAAGCCTGAACGGCCAAATCCGGCTCCGTATTCACGGAACCCGCAAGAAAGCCAAGAGACGCGTCCCGTTCCGGGTCCGCGTACTGCTGTCGCCACTCAATCACAATTACCTCCGAGGAGAAAGGTCAACGGGCTTGAACATCGAGCCGATGCCACGTGCATCGCTCACGAATGGGGACACGTAACGACCGAACAACGTATCAGCCGCCCGCGCACGATTCCGCGCGGCGGGAAGATCGTATAACAGCAAATCATTCTGGGTCCCCAAATTCCGAGCCTGAGCAGCCGCCAAAGCTGACGACGCCTTATTAGACTCAATACGCGAAAGAGACTCGGCAATCCGAGCCGTAATCTCCTGAACTTCACCAGCAGCACGAGCCCGAACGGAATCGGCAGTATCAAAAGTGAGTGAACCCCGAATCGCGGACTCACGACCTGACATCTCAGACGCATAAGTATCTGCCTCCGTCTTACGCTCCTGCTCCTTGATCAAAGAAACGTTCGCTGCATGCTCTCGAGCCGACATAGCCGACGAAACACCACGACCCACGGAATCACCCATCATAGCGGTAGCACCGCCAGGAGTACTGGCACCGCCCTGGCTATACGCCAGAGCGGGATTAAGGCCAGCATTCCGGTAGTCGGAAACCGCACGAGAAACAGCCGTCGAGCTCATACGCTCTTGAAAAGCCATCTGCTCACGCGCCATACGCGCATTCGCTTGATTCGTGCGCTCCTGTCCATAAAAGCCGAGCAAACCAGCTCCAACAGCAGGAGCCGCAGCAACGGCAGCAGCC